GTGGATGAGATACGCCAAATGCAGCGTGACGGGCTTATAATCGACGGCAGTTTGGACAAAAAGGTGAAATCGCTATATGATTTCTTAAAAGCAGCAATCAATAATATGCCCGCATATAGCAACGTTATTGATCGTTTTTTGCTCAAGGACCAAAAGGGTTAAATTCATAATCGCCACCATACGAAAGAATGCTTTACGGCATTCTTTTTTTTGTTTTGTGTGTGAAAGACTATGCGTTGTAAGTGTTTGGTAATCAATGTTGCAAAATATGAATAAATATGAATAAATAATTATTTCATAACAATAGGCCCCCGCATTTCCCACCTTTGCAATGCGGTTACGGAATAGTCCGGACGCAACATTTTTTTAACAATTAAATTATTCTTGTTATGATGCAAGAGACAGTAACAGCGGGAACGAGCAAAATTATTTTGACGTCCCGCGAAGAATTGGAGGGGTGCATTTACGCAGCGGTGCGCACCATTATCCCGGAGCTGGCGAACTATAAAGCCCCGGCGGAGGAAGCGGCGGACGCACTAACGCTCGAAGCTGCAATTAATTTCTTGGAGGGGCTGGGATACCCTACTACGCCCAGTAATCTGTATAATTTGGCCTATTACAAACGAATTCCTTATCGGAAAGTGCGGCGGCGTCTGTTGTTCAGCCGTAAAGAGTTGACGGTTTGGGTTCAGAACCAAATCGAGGACCCGGCCAAACGTCACCGCGAAGCCGCCGAGGCTATCGCCGAGAGTGCCAACCGTAAATAGTTCCGGAGGTATGAATCAGAAACAGCACGCCCCCGGCGCTCAAGGCAAGCACGCAGGGGCATTCTATCAAGTCCTGTACAAAGGTAGGGAATTTTATCTAAACAACAACGAATTTCGGGTCTTTTCGCTGCTGGTCTGCGGCGGTCAATGGGCGACGTTCGACATCGCCGAGCGGCTGAATATCCCCGACCCGCGCAGTACGATCCGCTATATCCGCAAAATGGGGATCGATGTTGCCGATGTCTGGGTGCATGAAAACAAGATGCGGTTTAAGCGCTATTACATTCACGGAGGGCACGGCGATGAGTAGGCGTAATAGTTTTGTTTTTTACCGTTCCTTTCGGGCTGCGATGGAGGGGCTTTTACCCAACGAATACCAGCTGTTTATGAATGCGATAGTAATGTATGGACTTGATCGTACATTGCCGGATTTACCGCCCGATCTATCCCGCATTTTCTATGATTATTGCTACCCTCAACTTGAGGCGGATTGGGTTAAATGGGAGCGTAGGCAATCTCGGAAAGGAGGTACCCGATGAGCCGCGATACGATGGTCTATTACCGTTCATTCCGTGAATCTTTACGCGAATTGCCGCCGGACTTGTACAAGGTCGTATCGGAGACGATATTCGATTACGCCTTTGAAGGCATTGCGCCTGGTCCGGATAGCAATGCGGTTGCAAAAGCGCTATTTATTGCGATTAAGCCTGTAATTGATAATGCGCATAACCGATACGATGCTTGTGTGGAGAATGGGCGAAAAGGTGGAGCGCCCAAAGGAAGCCGGAACAATCCAAGCGGAAAAGCTATCCAACCTAACCAAAGACCTAACCAGTACCCTAACCAAGAACCTAACCTTTATAAGGATAAGGATGTAGATAAGGATAAAGATATAGAGAGTAAAGGGGGTGCAGGGGGAAGCGGAAAATCGAATGTCGGTAACACCCCCAAAGGTACCAGCGCGGACAAGCCGCGCAAAGTCGCAGCCAAACGCGCGGCGTTTGTTGCTCCCTCTCTCCAAGAGGTCAAAAATTATATTTCCGAAAAGGGATATACGGTCGATGCCCAGCGCTTCATCGATTTCTACGAGGCGAAAGGCTGGATGATCGGTAAAAACAAGATGAAAGATTGGCGGGCAGCTGTTCGAACGTGGATGCGCCGACCAGACGAACCCCAAAAACAAACTACCTATGAAATGCGAAAAACAAATTTCCTATAACCGCCCGGCGGCCGATTTGGTGTTGCCGGAATCACCCGAACTCGAAAGAGCCGTTTTGGGCGCATTGATTCTCGAACCGGAGTATTTACCCGACACGGCGGAGATGATCGAAATTTCGGCATTCCAGACCCCGATACACGGCAAAATCTACGGCATGATGCTCTCGATGCTCGCGGAAGGCGTCAAAATCGACCTCTACACGCTTACGCAGCGCTGTAAAACCGTTGAGGGGTTAGGCAACCCGGCGGCCTACCTGGCAAAGCTCACGCAGGCCGTCGGCTCGGGGGTAAATGTCCTCGACCATGCCCGGCAGCTCAAAGACACGGAGACCCGCCGCCGGTTGTGTCTATTCGGCCATGAACTCGCAGTACGGGCGGCCTCCGATCCCTCGGGCGTTTTGGATTGGGCGACAACAGAAATAACCGCCATAGCCGCCGCAACGGTCCACGCCAACGATATTACGCCATTGTCGGATGTCGTGCGGGCCACCCTCGACGACTTGGAACGACGCCAACAGGCCCGACAAGTGGGCGAGTGCATCGGCATTCCTACGGGCTTACAACGGCTCGACGTGCTGACGGGCGGCTGGAGGGGCGGCCAGCTCGTGGTATTGGCTGGCCGTCCAGGGATGGGCAAAAGTGCCGCAATGCTACATTTTGCCCGGACCGCCGCCGTTGCTGGGGTTCCGGTGTGCGTGTTTTCGCTGGAGATGCCCGATACACAGTTGGCCGGGCGAATGTTGGTAGGAGGTTCGGGAGTTAACTCCGGATCGTTCCGAACGGGCGATATAGACGCCGACAGCTGGCGCAGGCTCGAACAAGCCGCCGCGGAACTTTCCGCGCTGCCTGTCTACTTCAGTGATTGTGCTAATATTACGATGGGGACTATACGCTCGCAATGTAAGGCTATGGCCCGCCGGGGGCGGTGCGGGATGGTCATTATCGACTATCTGCAACTGCTCGACACGGCAAGCCGGAACACGAACAGCACCCGCGAGCGGGAGATCGCCGCCGCCAGCCGTTCGGCCAAACTGCTCGCGAAGGAACTCGATGTGCCCGTCATTTTGTTGTCGCAGTTGTCGCGCAAAATAGAGGAACGAACCGATAAAACCCCGATGCTTTCGGACCTCCGGGAATCTGGCGCCATCGAGCAGGACGCCGATATGGTGCTATTTATCGACCGCCCGGCAATGTACGGCCGGGCCGAGATAGACGCGGGGCGATACGGGACCATTCCGGCCGAGGGCGTCGGGCTGCTGCATATCGCCAAGAACCGGGAGGGGGCGACAGGGTGCGTGATTTTCCGGCACAACGAAAGTATTACACGGATTGCGGACTATGAAAGCACGGCGAACCCCTCAACGGACGGCGAACCGTTTTAAGAGTGTTTGCGATTTAAGCGCATGAAAATACCTAAAGAAAAACGAAGGGGTGGCCAGCGGGACGACAGCACGCTGACAGTAGGATTGAATAAGAAAGAACTTGTAGAGTTGCTGGAGCGTACCCGGCGCAGGTGCGAAGAGTACGAACGGAAGCAAGAGGAGCTAATACTTAAACGCTCCGGAATTTTAATTGTTAAATCAAATATTAGAAAAATAACTACATATGACGACCTACGAACTTTATATCAATGATATTTTGTGCGACCTGTCGAGTGACGAAGTCGTAACCCTGCTCTATCAAAGCCCAATATTTTCGAGCCTCGACAGCATCCAGTCGAACCGTTCCTACAATGTTGCGCTGCCGCCTACGCCTACGAATATGCAGGCTATCGGTCAGGCAGCCCGTCCGGATGTGGATGCCGACGCTCCGTATGTGCGCCTCCCGGCGGCATTGTACCAGGACGGGGTGCCACTGTTCACGCAGGGGTTCGCCGTGGTAACGGATATTGCGGATACGATCAATGTAACGCTTACGTGGGGCAACGTGGATAACTTTCAGCCTCTGTTTGATAACGGCCTGCGGGATTTGGGGCCGCAACTGGAAGAACTCGAAGCGGAGCGCATCGACTGGAACGAAAACACGACCATTTTAGAAGGAAATACGACCAATGAATACCCCGGCGTAGCGTTTTGGGGCGTGAATTTCGGAATGGGGTTGTCGAACCCCAAGTATTTGCACCCGTCCGTGCAGGTGAAAACAATTCTTTCGGCTATCGAAAAGTATAACGGGATCACTATCGACGGCAAGGAGCGGCTGGCGTACAGCAAAAACCTCGGACCTATTATTCCGCTTGTATCAAAAAATGGGGATGAAATATTGAATGAGGCAGAAGCATTGCGATTTACGGCTAATAGCACAAATTTTAAGAATCAAATATACGGTGTATTAGGCCGGGGTAATATAATCAAAGACCCGCATGAGATAGCATATGGATCTTGTACTACAAAATTTAATAAAACGGATTTATCAGTACATATTACGATTAAACCGAGTAATGGAACAGGAGCATATGGATATTTTACACATAGGCCGCCAGAATGGGGAGATCCCAAGGAGATGCATATAATGCTTACTGAATTGGATGGTAATTCCGAAATAGTAAAATCCACAATATTAGGTACATCATACAATGTAGAACTGGTTGGCTCTACTGGTGATGGAGTTAATGTATATAGATTCAATTTTGTGCCGCTTGATATAACTTATCCGTTAATAGAAAACACCGAAATTTTACTTCATTATGAAGATCCAGCAGGTGAAATATATATATCAAACCCATATTCAACTCCATTAACAGTAAATATTTGGGCAAATTGGACCGATTGTGCGTTCCCTACAAGATTCCCCGTCGCCCCCAATCTCCCCGACATTTCCCAGGGCGATTTTATCCTCGCCCTGATGTCCATGAACGGTCTGTTCGCCTATGCGGACAAGGACAGCCCTAACACGATCAAGCTGATAAGCATCGATGACATAATCGCCAATGTTCAGAATAACGACATCATCGACTGGAGCGACCGGGTAATACTGAACGATTTTCACCGGGTGGATATGCCCGACGCATCGATTTTCACCATCGATGACCTCGCCCAAAGCAACATCCTCGACTATGATAATGACGACGATGTAAAGACCGACACATACGGCACCATCACGATCCGCAACGAGAATATCGAGAAAGAAACGGAGCTGGTGTCGCTGCCTTTCTCGGCGTCGGAGAATGCAACGACGGACGGGGTAAATTGCGCCGTTGTGCCGATCTATGAGGATAACGGAA